ATCCACTTGCCGCTCCACCAGCACCAACTGTAACTGGATAAGCTGTTGCTGTAACTGGTAAGGCTGAAACACATGCTCCTAAAGGAGAAGCTGAGTAACAACCCGATGCTGTCCCTGATGATTCTCTAAATCCTCCACCACCACCTCCAGCACCTGTACCTGAACCACCTCCAGCGACTACTAAATAATCAACTGTGTTTGATCCTGAACCTGAACCAGCATTTGAAACTGTAAAAGTTCCTGGACCTGTAAAGGTGTGAATTTTATAATCTCCACAATTTGTGATAGTCCCACCTGATGCTACGATAAAAGGATTTTGATTATCTGCAATGCTTGAAGTTTGAACACTTGTCCAACCAACCGTTCCATCTACATAAACAAAAGTTACAGCAGAATCAGCTTTTGATATTACATAATCAGAAGCGTCACCATTAATGTTAGATCCATTTCTTGCAATGGTAATTGCATTTGTTGATGCTGTTCCATTGTAATCTGAAACTGAAACTATATTTCCTGAACTTGGAGTTGCTGGTAATGTAACTGTAACAGTGCCGCCTGCCGTATTTACAAAATAACCAACTCCACTAACAGCTGTAAAACCTGCCGTCTTAGCTGTGGTATCCCAGTCTACTGTCCCCGTTCTACCGAAACCAGTTTGAGTCGCACCACACGCTAAAGTCACCGTGTCGCCTGATTGACCAATGGTGAGTGTGGATCCACATTGTGATGATATTTGATTAACTTCTATTTTACTCATTTAAATGATTACCAATGTTCCTGTTACTGTTTGTGTACCTGTAATTGTAACAGGGCCTGCTAAAACTCCTGAATCTAAAGTTTGATCTTCTGAAATAGTAGATGCGTGAGTAACGACAAAAGTTGTTGCATCCATTACTGGAGAGATAGTTTTCTTCGCTGGTAATGTACAAAATACATTTTTCGTACCTGCAGAAAAATTCACAAGTGCATCACCATTTGATGAAGAGATAACTGTGTCTCTTGATAAAGTATCCGGTGCAGCATCAGTTACGGTACCAATACCAACCTCCCACTCATTGCCACTATTAAATTCAATAGCGTAATAAGTTGTGTTCGTCGTACCCACTCCTGATACAAAACTTTCATAACCAGTTTCTGCACCGGCTAGTGAAAACGTTCCTGTTCCAGTAGTTGTACTTGTTTCTTTAACTCTATCGTTAATTACTAAAGCCATTTACTACTCCAAATTCTATTATGCGTCGCCAAGTCTAATGATTGCATTAGATGAATCAGCAGCTGGAAACTGAATAACGAAATCTCCGTTAGTTGCAGTTTTATCTCCGCCGAAATCTAAAACTAATACTGCTTCATTAGAACTGTCTTTATAAATCAGTGCGCTATCAGCTGTTAAAGTTACAGATGAAAAAGTTAAATCTGCAAAGTCAACATAAGCGATGTTTGATGACACTGCTACACCATTATTAGTTAAAGTATTTCCACCAGCAGTATAGTTTGTACCAGACGAAGAAACTTCATTGGTAGTTGTATAAGCTGTAGTTGAAGTACTGAAACCAGATATGTCAGTGTAAAGTGCAAGTCTGAAAGTCGATCCACCAGAATCAAAATCAAACACACCACCTAATAGGTCTGTTTTAAAAGAGTCAGGTACTATATTAGCCATTTATTTATCTCCTTAAAATTAAGATGGTGACTCTGATTTAATTTGAGTACGAATAGCACCATCTTCATATTCGTCTCGGCGTCTTCTACCTTGTTGTTCGATAGAGTACGAAGCCATTGCTCGATCATAGGCTTGCGAATAGTATTGTAACATATCTGCAGGACCTTTCAAGTACGCATATGTATTTACCAGAGATGCATACAAAAGTAAATCTTGATATTTATTACTAATATATGTCCCTTGCGTGCTTCCAGGAGAAGCTGTGATCGAAGCTGGTTGTTTAGTATAAGCTAAAGTAATTAAATAAGTTGAATCTGGTGTAGGTGCGACAACCCAAAAATTAGCATCCCAATTCGCATAATATTTTGGAATTCCAGAAGATGTACCAGGATCATCATAATATTCTGCCATAAATGAAGTATCTCTTTTTTCTAAAAAAACTTGTTTACCTGATGAATCTGTAAGCTGAGCATATCTAATAAATCTTAGATCAGATGGAATTGTGACATATCTGTTTCCAGCTTGTAAATTTGATGTTGCGTAAAATCTGTTGTCATCAGAGTCCACTTCTCTGTAAATTTTATTTTCAGCATTTTGAATAAATCTATCTAAAACAGAATCAGATAACACTGAACTATCTACTTCAGTATAGTTTCTAATATCTGTTTGTAAGTTTGCTAATGTGTATGCCATTATGGTGTCAATGTAACAGGTCCAGCTGTTACTGTCATGCCTCCCGCTTTTTGTGTTACAGTAGGAGTTGATCCTAATGTAAACGTGTAAGTATTTGTATCTACAACTGTTATACTAAATCCTGAGGAATTTTCAAACACTGTATATGCTAATCCTCCAGGGCTTCCATCAACATTTCTAAATACTACAGTATCAGAAGTTGATCTTCCATGACTTGGTTCTGTTACAGTTATTGTTGTAGATCCTGATGTAATATTAAATGGATTTGAAGGTAATAAATTTTGTGTTGCAGGTTCTGTTCTTGCTGGTCTAGTTACTTGTAATCCTTGTGGATCTGCTGTGTGTGGTTTTGGTTCTAACTGAGGATGCTTTGGTTCAAATTCAGATATATGTACTCTTGATCCATTCCACTCTTTAACCATTTCTTTATATGGAAATTCCATACCTGATCTGTCAGATATAAATTTTGCATGTTTTCCTGAAGCAGTATTAGACACTTGGATAATACACCTTCGGACTTATATACGAGCTGCTAGAAGAGCCGTCTTCTTGTAGCGCTCTTTGAAGTTCATCTTCATACAAAAGTTTTAATGCTTGAATTCTTTCAGGTGCATGTTTAATTGAAAGTTGATAAGCAAGACCTGCAGTCATACACGGAACAAATCTATAAGGTACATCTGCATCATTTGTATATGCTCCTGCATCTTCAATTCTTTTTGTGTAATAATAATTAATTGTATTTCCAGCTTCAGTGGATCCTGGTGTTAAATATAAAGTGATTGTAATTTTATCAATAAATCTTTCTACAAAATATTGTGTAGGTTGACCTTCAGAAGTTTTATTTGATAACGCTTGATATTCACTTCTTGAAATTTTTGTAAGTGGAGAATCAACATTAGAAGAATTTCTATAAGAAGCTTCTAAAATATCATCAACTCCATATACAGCAGTTGCATCAGAAGTTCCATCTGCTGTTGATCGATACATTGTATAAACAGATTGACCATCAACAAGAGTAATAGAATTATTTCTAACTTCCCAATAATGTAATCCTCGATTGCCCCATTCTTGAAAAAGAATATTTAAAGATCGTCTTGCAGATTTTAATTGATAACCTGATACACCTTGAATACCTATTCTCTCATAGGATTCTTCAATGATATCTGCAATAGAAAAACCTTTTTCAAAGGTCGCTGTACCGGAAGTTGTGTTAGCCATCTAACCTCCTACTTGTCTATCAATACCGTAGCAGAAATATCTGCACCAATAGCTGAAGTTGTCATTCCACTTTCAAATAAAATTCCGTCTTCAGGAATATTGAAAGCAAAAACATCACCTGCTGGGCAGCTTGTTAAAAATTGTGTTACTGAATTACCATCTTGTAAAGTTATAGATTGAGTAGTTGTACCATCGTTTTCTAAAATGATTCCTCTTAATCTAGTTCTTCCTGCAAATACCGATCCAGTACCTGTAACTCTGACTGCTTTTACATCACTTTTATAACTCATAGTTATTCTCCTTAATTAAAGATAATTAATTTATATATTAGATTATAGAAGAGTGCAAGGTATCCCTACAGGAAAAGTATGTTTTCCGACAATGTAGAGTTCCTAATTAACCAGCGTAAAGATGGATTTCACCATCATACGGATTCTTAGGACTCTCTTGTTTTGCTAGGATTTGTCTGATGACTTTTTTAATATCATCACCTAGCACTGACATTTCTGGTGTAACTAATCCGCCATTTTGAAGATATAACTCATTCCATTTAGACTCGAGTTTGATCTTCTGTGCGAACAACACCATGTTGTCCTGAGCCATTATTAACCTCCTCATAGGTTATGTAGCATTTACGAACATCGTAAAAATCATTAGCTTCCCATACAATACTCTTTTCTCCTATTTTGTCAAGGACAGCTTTTTCTACTGATTCACACGAATCTTCAGCTTCTATATCAATATCTGATATAAATCCAAAGGCTCTTATTCGTACTTTAAATTTCTTTCTTTGCATGTCGTCCTTTCTACCAAAAAGAAAGGCCCCAATCAAGGGGCCTTTCAAAATAAATACTTTTATAAAGTATTAAGCACCTGGTGATCCGAAGATACCTCTAGGGTCAGAGAAACCGAAAGAGTATCTCTCTCTAGCTTTGTATCTTACGTTACCAGTATCGAAGTCACCTTCCATTGCAGTTTTGATAGGTGATCTAACAAACATTTTCAGACCGTTTGGCACGTCTGTTTTGATGAAGAACGCATCTGTATCTGTTAGGAAGTTGTTAACCACATAACCTTGTGGAATCATTCCCATAGATGCAACAGCGTTTACATCGTTGTTATTTCCGCCTGTTTGACCAGCTGACTTCATCAATCTTTCCGCTGTGAATTGTAATTCACTTGGAATGATCATTTTCACTCCTCTGGCTGCAATTTTCAAGCCTCTTTCATCAGTGAAAGCCGCAATATCAATTAACGACTGCTCTAATGAAGTCTCGTTTAAGTCAGCAGAAGTTGCTAACTCATTTGAGAAAGTACCAGCGATTGTTGGGTGGTCAGTAGCACAAAGCTCTTTACCATCACCGCCAGCGAAGCTTGAATTGAACGCGTTGTTCAATACATTGGCTGCTTTTACTTGTTTAGTGTTTGCCATAGATCTTGCTAAAGCTTTTGTATATCTAGACGCGAGTCTGTCATACAAGTTATCTTCAATCGCTTCTTCAGTGATTGAGAAAGCAAGAGCTATAGTTTCATGAGAGTATCTCGCAGTGAAAGTTTCTTGTGCGTTATCAAAAGTTACTCCAGATCCTTCTGGTTTAACTTGAGCTTGCGCAAAGCCAGATAACATTACTTCCTCTTCGAAAGCTCTGTCAGATGACTCAGTGTCGAAAATTTCCGCATGCTGATTCTCATATCTATTATATTCCAAGCCGAATAATGCATTCAAACCTGGCTCTAGTTCTTTAACTAGTTGTCCTCTAGAAATGGCCATGATTATCCTCCTATTAGATTCCGGCTGTCTGTGTTAAAAAGTGCTCCGCAATAGTAACGACTACATTCGCATTAGCTGCGCCTAGTTCATTATTATCAGGGTCTTTTGAAACACCGATTATTTTTAATTGAGCTGCAGTTGCTGCCATTGTTCCTGATATTTCTACTTTTGAAATATAGTTAGGCGTTGCACCTGCCGCATACACGATGTCAGCACAGTTACCAATGTTTGTTTGGGCTACTGTACCAGCACTTTGTATTTCAAACCTTTCATACGGGTCATCAGCTACGAAGCCAACAATGTCTGTTGCAGTGTTTGAAGCTTCTAAGTGATTAGCGTAAGTAGGCTTTGAAGTTGATGCGTCAGTATAGAATACACCGTTAAGCGAACCTAATAAGACGTCTCCTGCTGCGGCTACACCAATTGTACCAGTTGCTAACATTTCAACTGGATCGTTTTGGTATATTGCTGTCGCAGAAGCTGCAATACTATATTCACTTAAACCTTGGTTGTCTCTATTCTGACCAACTTTTCCGATTGCTTTCAGTCCGAAAGCAGCGTCTTTGTTTGCCATGTTATTTACTCCTAAGTTTTAGTTTATATTTAGTATCGCGGTAGTTGGTATTGCTAAAAAATTACTTTTTAGTACCACCAAAAGTTACGCGACTCTGTCTATCACTATCGATAGGCATACTTGGGTGTTGTTCCTTCATAAGATCGTTGTTTATTGCTTCGTCTCTATCTTGAGTCTGCTTATTGAAATAAGCCTCTCGAGACTTTGCGACCTCTTCAGGTATCCTTGCCAACACAAGGCCACCAACTCCGATCACTCCTGCGTATTTACCTTCTTTAACAGTTGCATAAGTTTGACCTGGGTATTCATCTCCTCTTACGAGTTCCCAACCAGATCTAAGTTTACCTGACATGTTCTTTGTATCGTCCATGCCTAAAACTTCAGTTCTTATCCATCTGTGTCTGAATCCATCAGGCGCAGGCGGTGCATCTAAAGATGACGGGGGAGTCCAGGTTGTAGGTCTCTTATCAGAAACTCTAGACTGACTCGCACGAGGGGTTTTCATTTTATTATCTTGTTCCATATGCTTAAACCTCCTTCATGTATTTTTTTTGTTTTGCATAATCTTCTAATGACACTCCTAATTTTTTGGCGATAGCAACTTCAGAAGGGGTGAGTCTGACAGTTTTGCGACCAGTTTTTGTACTTCGCGTCGCCGACGCTACTTGTTGTACCGGCTTGGTCGTTGCTGATTGCTCAACATTTTCAGCCTTAGTACTATTATTAGCAAATTTGTGAGGGAATTCAAGTCTTATTCTCTTATCAAGTTCACCATAATATTCATCAGTACTAGGGTCAAAACCTTCTTCATCTACAAGCTTTTTATGTAAATCAAAAGCCGTATATGTCATCGCAGTGTCTTTACCAAACCATGGGTTTTTTGATCCCCATGCCTCAGCTTTAGGATCTGCAGGTATTTCCTGCTGTGGTCTTTGAAAACTAGGTATTTGTTGTTCTTGTTTCGGCATTTTTGCTCTCTCTTCAAAAGCAATTTTAGCTTCAGCAAGTCTAGCTTCCTGGTAACCTAGTCTAGCAATTTCTTTGTTTGCTTCGACTTCAGCGGTTAAATCACCTACTTCTCTTGCGGCTGCAAGTTTAGCTTGTGCAGCAGATAGACCTGATTTAATCATTTCTTCTCTATCTTTAACACCAGCTTCTTCAACAGAAGAATATTTTTTTAACAAAGCTTCTCTTTGAGCTTTTTGCGTTTTAGCAAATTCAATGGCTTCGTCTCTTTGTCTTTGAGCTTCTCTCCATTTACCTGTTAACTTTGCTATTCTTCTTTGAACATCTTTACTGTAGTTTTCTAATTCTGTATCTTTCGCATCTTTCTTATCTTCTTGCTCCTCGTTACTTGCCTCTTGTGGCTCGGAGCTAGGTTCTTCAGCTTTTGTTTCTTCTTCAGAAACTTCATTCTCTTTGGTTTCAACTTGTTCTTCAGTTTGAGCGTCATCGTTTAATTCGACTTCTTGCTCTGGACCTGAAGTATCAATATCCACCATAGGAACGTTTTTCTTTGCTTCTTGTTCTTGCATAGTTTCCTCCTATGTTAAATGTAATGCAACACAGCTTCAGGATTTTTAATTGTTCCTAAAACTTCGTCGTCGTTAAGAATACGGACTTCTCCGCCTTCTATTGGTAAACGTGATCCAGCATATCTTGCAAAGATCACCCAATCTTTTTCTTTACACCATGGACCTGTAGGAAACTTTTCTGTATCCTTATAAGCCAATGGTCCCATTTTAATTACATAACCACAGTTCACTGCGATTCTGTATTTATCTAAAGTTTCTTGTGCAATCAAAATACCACCTTTAGTTTTTTCTTTCGGTGTAAAAGGTAAAACTAAAAGTCTCCAACCGGATGGTTGTGGTAAAGCATCTTTGATATCACCAACATTAGTTTCATCAATTCTTTTTGATGCTTCTAATGATTCTACTTCTTTTTGTTTTTTATTTTCTTCTTGATATTTTTCATCAAGAGCTAGTCTCGTCTTCGGGACTTCTTTGTCCGAATTTGATGACATTGTCTGGTTGCTCATCTTTTTTATCCTCCTTTGGATTTAGCAGGTTTGAGATTTCCTGATCTATTAATTGTAAGGCATGTGCCTGTCCTAACAAATATTTGTATTTTTCAATATTTGTTGCTCCACCAGCCATCATAGTTTCACCTATGTTCTGGTATGAAGTTCTTATTGTTTTTCTAAGTTTTGTTATAAATTGTTCAAAATCCACTTAACATTTCCATCGTCTTCTTGCCTGACGGATACGGGAATTTGGATCGTTTCTAGTTTTTGCAGATGACCTTTTTAATTGTCCTAGTGATCTAGCGCAGTATGATTTTCTGCGATTTGCAGCTTTTGATCCAGGCTTCACTTTTCCTGTCACGGCTGTTTTTAATTTACTTCCAGGGTTTGCTGCCCTGTAAGCTCTTACACCTTTTGCTGTCATTCCAGCTCCAGATTTTGTTGGTCTATAATTGCCACCTTTACCAGTTGTTCTTCTTATTGGTTTATCGGCCATTAGTTTTTACTTCCTCCAATGTATCCACCTATAACTCCAATCAATCCTGTAACTGACATTTTCATAAGTGTAATTACAGATTCATCAACTGGTCTGTTTTCTTCTAGTGCTACCCAATAATCTCCTATGATGATAACACCCAAAAGTATTAAGACACCAGTTGTGATTAATAAAACTACAATGTCTTTAAAATTTTTAATCATTATTTTTTCTTCTTTCTGGTAACTACTATTTTACCATCTACTTCTTTAACCTTCATTCCAGCTGATTCAGTTTGTCTTTTAAGCTGACTATACTTTTGTGCTGGAGTTAATTTCTTTTTTGTAGTTGCCATTATATCATTCCTTTATAATATTTTTTATAAGATGGATTACCATAAGTTTTTCCATCAACATCTAATTTAATAAAACTTCCCATGTAACCACCATCAGCTGCTTTACTTCTTTTTGTAAAAGTTTTTACGTTAGTTGGTTTAGGTCCTGTGTTACCTGCAGCTCTTTTTCGTTTGACAGCACTCGCCTTTTGCGAACTTGTCATCCGTGTGGCTTTTGCAAGTGGTACGCACTTTGGATATGCTCTTTTGCTTCCCTTCGATCTCCCGCAAGGTTGATACTTGCCGTCTTTCTTCGGAGCTCCAATGTCCACCCATTTCTCTTGAACCCATTTACGTAAACTCATTTTCTTTTTTTAGTTTTTTTCTTTCCACCTGGTTTTATTTTACCAGAACAAACTGCTGATCCATACATATTAGCATATGCTGATGGATACACTTTGAATTTTCTTTTAGCTGCAGCTTTACCTTTTGCGCAAAGTTTAGCCATGACTATTTACCGAATTTTTTAACTTCCGGTCTTACTGCTCCAAAGCCAGTTAACTGAGCATGATTAGTAACTCCACCGTCCATCATCTTAGCTCTGCCACCTTCTTTATAGCCCATAATTTTTT